TAGATCTAATTAATGAAGATCATCCTCATGCTGATGAGATTCACAGTCTATTAGTTGACCAAGTTAATGATGAGATCTATGACTACTACCATTCCAAAGTCTCTGATTGATGAGCAAGTTGAACTAGAACGCTCACAAGTAAGACAAGGACTCAAGAGACTAGGGGATCAAAACCTTAAATTAGAGCATAAGAGTTATGCGTCAGCTACTGTTTACGGTATCGCTAGTATTGACACTCTTCTACCTTCGGTGGTTCATCGAATTGAGCAAACTGTACTTCGGATACACAAAGGACACAATGGATTGGCCTTTAGGGACATTCATAAATTCCTTTCTAATCTTGAACCTTTAGCCGCTGCTGCAATAGCATGTAAGTTAACCTTCGATAAAGTATTTAGTTTCAAGGAAGGAAGTAACTACGCTGTTAATGTATGTGATGCTATAGGACATGCAATAGAAGATGAATGCCAGATGCGCCACTATGAAGAACATGCTCCAGGCTTATTGAATACACTCAAGAAGAACTATTGGCACTCTTCAATCGGTACACAACAGAAGATTGTAGTTATTCAAACATTAATGAATCGCTACAATGTAGAAAGATGGACACCTTGGGGTAGATCAACCCGTGTTAAACTAGGTGGCTGGCTGCTTGATTGTATTATGGAATCTAGTGGATGGTTTTATAAACAACCCATTAGAGAAGGACGTAAGACTACGCTATATGTAGTACCTACTCCTGAGTTCATGGATATCAAGGATGAGATCATGGCTAATGCTGAGTTATTCAGCCCATTAACATGGCCAATGCTAATC